CAGGGCTGCTTCCGGACGATTGCGTGACGGATGCACTCCCTGTCCCGGTTCTTCCAGTATCCTTCTTTGTAGTGCCGCCCTTTCCAAGTCCTGCAGGAATATCTACCTTTTCCGAGGATGTCGTAGTGACCTGTGTCAGAGTGATTGGGATTTCCATTGCCATTCCGATGTCCTCTGACTTCTTGAACTGCATCTGCTTGATAACCATGTTCGAATAGGTCTTATCGCTTGTGACCACTTCAAGCGGTTCCCTTGATGCATACTGCTTTCTCAGCTTTTCACAGGTCGCGTCGATATGCTCCTCACCGGTCCCGTGTCTGCTCGCCCATGTGATAGGTGTCGCAGTGAGATAAAGCGTCATTGTAAGTTCCATGGCATCCAAGGCCACGTTGTCACTGATACTCACGCCGTTCTCCGTCGGATACTGAGGTACAGTTGCAGACATTTGCTCCTGTCTTTCGATTACCGCATCAAACTCTGCTCCATTGATGCTGACAGGCTCTCTTGCTTTCATACTTTACCTCCCTGCCGCCAATCCTCCGGACATCTTTGCGGTTGCGTCCTTCGAATCCTTCGTAAGCTGTTTGCTTGCCGCAACCTGGTTATCTCTCGTATCGCCATAGAACGAGTTACTGAAGCTGTTTGTCTGATAAATAGTTGCTCCGCTCTTTCCAGCAGCACTCCGAACCGGCATATTGGCTCCCACTCCGGAAAGTGCATATCCTGCCGCATTCAGACCGGAAAAATCAATGTTTGACAGCCCAGCCATCGCTCCGGATATGATATCCACGATTTTCATCATGGCACTTTGTGTCGCAGACAGCATCCCGTCCTGCGCTTTGAATGTGCTGTTTCTGGTGTCCTTGTTGGCATTCTTGGTATCTTCCGATGCCTCAGAAACAGGAGGAAACAGCTCATCATGGAAGATATTCATTGTGCTGTCATCCACGAAATGCTTAAAGGAATTCCAGGACGCAGCCATCTTGTCACTGAATGTCGAATTGGATTGATGCTCACCATTTCCAAATACCCGGTCAACGGAATTCCATGTACGGTTGTGCCCGTTCGACATCATCTTCTGGCCTGCGGTTGTTGTATCAGTCCCCTGGTACTTTGCCTCAAGAGCATCGATCTGGCTTTGGATTCTTTCTCTTTCTTGCCCTGTTGCACCATCAATATCCTGAGTAAGCTGCTTGTACGTCTTTGCATCCGCCTTGGACATGCGTTCCTTCCCTTTGGAAGTTTTCACATTCTTCTCGTCGGATACAGCTTCATCTGCCCTTGTGATAAAAGCAATAAATCCTGCAGCAGTCTCCGCAAGCCCAGCAATTGTTATGAGGGCTTCTTTGATTCCAGTCAGAGTATCAAGAAGCATGTCTCCAGCATCTTTTTCTCCGAAGAACTCTGCAAGGCCGTCCGCAGCATCTCTGATAACATCGCCGAAATCAGCAAGCTTCTCCTTGGCTCCATCAAAAAATCCTTCAACAGAATCCTTGATCCCGTTCAGCGTATCCCTGACCTTCTGCTGATCACCTCCGGTAGAATCGATGATGTCTCCAAGAAGCGAATCTCTGCCTTGCATGAATGCTATAAGATCATCAAAGATAAGGAAAACCGCCGTGACCAGAAGCACCATGCCGGCAAGTTTCAGATTGACTCCTCCAAGAACCGCAGACAGACCTCCTATTTTCGAGATCAGGCCTCCCACTTTTCCAATCAGTCCATATCCTACGATTGTCCCAATGGCGACAGACAGAAGCTTTAAGGCGTTCTCATATCCTCCGACCATATCTACGGCACGATTCCCTGCATCGTAGACCTTCCGAAGTACATCCCAGCCCTTTTCTCCAATTTTTACCGCCACATCCACTGCTTTTGTCAGTTTCTGAGTAATTTCATAGGCAGCCGTCCCCTCCTGCTCAGCATCGCCAAGCTTATTTGCAACCTTGGACAATAGCTTTACAAGTTCCGATGTGATGGTCAGAACCTGCGGAAGGAAGATCATACCAACAGTGGCCTTAAGCTGTTTTGCTATGTCGCTCAGCTCACCAGCCTGATTGGTATACTCTCCTGCCTCTCGCTTTGCCTGGCCTTCAGCTCCCATCTGCCTGTTGGCTTCAATGAGTTTCTGGAGAATCAGCTCCTTTTTCTCATTTTCGGTCAGATCATTGTACGTTTTCTTTTTGAACATCGCCATTGCCATCTGATTTCGCTCAGCTTCGGCAAGGTTGAAGTTCAGGTTATCATCCAGTGTGAAGTTGCCCTTCAGGAGTCTCTGAAACACGTCCTGCGTATACTCAATGGATTTATCCATGTACGCCGCATTATCGGCAAGAGCCTTCATTGATCTTGCCGTGAAGCTGTTGGCCTCAGCAGCATCCATACCGCCGGTTTTTGCAAATGATGCCATTCGTGCATACGAACCTTTCATACGCATTTCTGCAATTCCGGTTTCCTGAGATACTTCCCGAAGACTCTGCTTGGCAGTACTCGCCATTTCTCCAAAAGTCTGATTGAACTGGACATTGGTAGACCGGACTTCTGCCGCTATTGATGCAGTTTCCTGGATGAAATTCTTCACTCCTGCAATGGTCAGAGTGATCCCGACTGCGCCAAGAGCCGTTTTCAGCATTCCCTTTAGGGCGCTTGCTTCTGATGTAACTTTCTGTCTGGACGCTTCATCCGTCTGGAAGCCGACAGCTATCATCAGCTTCTCGATTATGTTTCCGCTCACTGGCGTTCACTCCTTTCTCTGAACTTCGTTGCGTCAATTGCTTCAATGTCCTGCCTCATGGACATGAGAGCGTACAGCTTCAACGCCTCGCTCAGCGTATAGTATTCCTTCAGTTCCTGCATACTTGCATAGCCGTTCTGGATAAGCTGGTACATCCTGAGCTCTAAAGGATGGAAACAGTCTCCTCTGAATTTTCCGTACTGTTCGAGATCCGGTTCTTCGATGCGGCCTGTCGGCTCCCAAATTGGCTCAGAATTCCAGTAAAAAAATCTGCGAAATTCAGCTTCACCACATCGAGTGCAAGCATCAGCATGCTGTCAAGTCTTCCGATAAAAAGTTCATCCAGAAGGCTTCTTGTAAGCTTTTCCTGCTTGCGAACGCCGGTTACTTCGTCGCTGTATTCACAATTTATATTTCCATACTTGATCAGAAGCTCCGTGAGGATCTTCTGTACATTCTCTCCGCTAAGGGTTGATAATGCCACATTCAAAGACGGAAGAAGCTCTTCATTTGACATGGACAGCATCCTGTCAATGGAATTCTCTCCGATCTCTTCTACGCTATTCCCTCCTCCGATAATCGGAATGACTCCGGCAATGATCGGCCCAACAAACTGGGCCAAATCACCGGAAATCATCGCCGCTGTCATCGCAGGAAAAGGAAAGATTGCAAAATCAATCCCGTCATATGTCACCGTTGTAGGTGTGATAGACTTCAGCATATCTGCTCCTCTCTGCTATAGCTTTACTCGTTCTCGAACTTCGCCTCTGCCACAGAGAGCGTCCATTCGCGGTTAGTTGTATCTTTTCCTCTGCCCCAGGTTCCCATCTTCTGGACCCAGCAGAAATCAGAAGAAAACTTCTCCTTTCCCATCAGATCCTTGATGAGAATCGGAAAATGACCGGAGCCGTCTTCCTTGTCCTTCTTGCGCATAGCTTCGAGGAACGCACTGGTCGGGGAATTCTGCAGAAGAGCAAGCGTGATGGTATATCCATCATCGACGGAGATTGCACGATTGACCTCTCCGTCGCATCCGGTCTTCTTGGATACGTCATCTCCGTCGGCATCAATCTTGATGAAAGAGTCATCCGCATATCCGGAAACAACGTGGTTCCCCAGCGCAATAATGCACTGCTTTGGATTATATGTATAAGGTGCAGCCATAATTCAACCTCCTTAGTAAGTCAGTGTTCCCTTGATGTAGGTCGCATGAATTGCTCCTGCAAGCTTCGCGGTAAACTTTACATTCCGAAGCTTTCTGGACTTCTTCTCCGTTGCAGAAATGCTGGAAGAGGTCGGTACCGTGACCTCGAACCCCTTGGTGGTATTTCCGTTTTCATCCGTGCTGTCAGCATCAATGCCGCCGGTTCTCTGCGCAGTCAGAAGAACTTCCTCAATTCGGTTCTGCACGCCCGCAATTCCCTTGTTGGTGTAAGGAACCTTCTGATTGGACGTGAGATACGAAAAGACATTGCTCTGAATCTCGGAAATCAGCCAGTCGCGGAAACGAATGATATCAATCCACTCACCGGAACCAACTTTTCCTTCCTGCGTGATGTCCCTGTTTGCGATAGTTCTGTAGTATCCGGAAGGGATCTTCTCCAGCTCAGATACCTTTGCATTGGTCAGGTCAGAAACAGGAATTCCCGCCAGGGTCTTCAGGGCCCATGTCTCAGATCCAGGATCATACCCGAAACACTTCGCCATCAGGGCAAGAGCACTGTATTTGGCATCCGTATTCTCTTCCTTGCCTGTGTAATACATGGCGAAAGTGCGATTGTAGGATGTGATGTCCACCGGAATCTCCGAGCCGGTCCAGCTAAAGCCAAACAGCTTGTTGTTGGCTTCGGCCCATGTTGCTGCCGCCTTCGTGTCTGTTCCTTCATTGAACCCCACAAGAGCAAATCCGTACCATCCAGTTTCAGAAGTCGCTCTCTCCAGAGTTGTTGCAATCGGCTCATTCGTTGCATCACTGTCACCAGCCTGCCGTACGGTCACATAGACCTTCTCCGGTCTTGGATCCTGTGCAAAGGCAATCAGCGCAGCCTTATATGCCTCAGACTCTTCCGTGTATCCGTAGTCCGCAAGATCTGATGCACTGGAGATCTCTGCGACAGTCGGGATTGTTACGCTTCCGGCATTTTCAGCCTTCGGCACAACAAGCAGAAGTGCAGAAAAAGAAGCACTCGGATTCATCGGCGCTTCAATCGAAATCTGCACATTTACAATGCTGTCAATATTGCTCATTCAATTCCTCCTTTTTATCATTCAGACCCCGCGTCTGTTACCTCCACGGACTCAATCGTGTAGGGATCTGTGTACATGTCCTTATTTCCGCCCCCGCTTGCGTTAGGAAGCGTTTTACCGTTCTGGCCATAATCTCCATAGGCTGTGTCTGTAATGCGCACAGAGAGCCCTGCCATGGCCCTGTACTGGTACTGTGCTTCACGGATCAGCGCAGACAGGTCTCTTGGATCAGATGTAACGGTGATCGCAATTCCATGCTCCATCTGATATCCCTGTCCTTCTTCCGAATCCAGATAGTCCAGGAAGTCCGTCAAGTCGCTCAGCGAGGTATTCTCGCAGACAATCGCGCTTCCTCCGATGCTTCTTCCATTCGTGTATAGATTCAGGTCAACGCTCAGAACGATGTCTCTGTATGCCACGCAGTACCCGTCATCATCCATCCTGATATTTTCATTAACCTGTCTGGTCATTCCAGTGAACTGGAGTGTCACATACGGCTCCGGAAGCTTTGCCATTTTTTGTCCGGCATAAAAAACGTGGCCCTTACCGAAGTAGAAGGCCACCATTTCTCTCAGCTTGTGCTGTGCATCTTCAATTTTCATATTCCCTCCGGAGGATCGCCAGCATTCGTGCATTCCACGAACGTGCTTGTCCAATGCTTCAGGAAAGTATTCTCGCTCAGTCTGGACGATCTGCACTCGAACCACTTCCCCTGAAACCAGATCCGGTCTCCAAGGGTTCCATCCTCTGATGCAACCTTCATCTCACAGTCTGTGAACACCTTGATCTTCTGCAGCCCAATGTCACCATCCAGTCCGGTTGACACCGAATTATCCGTTGTCTGCACATCCGCAGGCATGTAAAAATCCTCAAAGGCCGGCACGTTGTAGCCATCCGCCTCCACCGTTCCTGTGCATCGCCTGATCAGCCTTTTCTTTTTCCAAAGTGGTAAACCCATCATTCCTCCTTCGGCGTGATCTCGTAAACGATGCTCTGTCTCATGTGTCCGGTATCAATCAGGGGCTTGCTTGATCCTTTATGTGCTACTGTAGACGGCGCATTTGGCTCAAATTCGCCATCTCGGATCTCTGCCTGCATTCTTCCCTTCACGTATGATCCAATGCCATTCAGGGCCGTCTGTGCACTCATGGAGCCAGTCACAACGCCTTTCGCACGATTCTGCACAAACTTTGTGATCTTTTCGCGCTGGTTTGTAAGTGTCTGCCGCATAAAAGGTCTGGACGGCGAATGCTCTGTACCGAACTCGTTCCATGCAGCAACCTGAGCAACCGATACGCCATCAACCTTTTTCCGCTTACCCTTCACCTTAACTTTATATGGCTTAGAACTGTCATTAAAGCCAACATTGACCTGAAGTGCTGCAAGCTCTTCCAGGTTCCTTTTCAGTGCTGCACCGGCAGCCGTTTCTTTCCCGCCAAACATTATCAATCACCTCAATATCCAGGAATCGGTTCCCCTGCAGAAACAATCGGGATAATTGCATTCCGCTTCAGTGTCAGGAACTCAATTCCGTAGATCGTAAGACCATACTCAGACTCGGCATCTGCGGTAGAAACTACACTTCCAAATGAAACAGAAGTCTCACCCTCTGATGCAGAAGAAACGCGAAGGGCAGCTCCCATGGACCCAAAACCATCGTCCTCGCCCTTATCCATCATCTTCAGCTTGTGTGCTGTCAGATAGGCAAGAGCCTTCGTATAGGACTTTCCGAAGCGTTTCTCAGATATCTGATCGTGGAATAAGTCGATGTAGGTCTTTACTCCGTATTCGGTTCTGTCATCCTGCGGAGTGTCTTCATCTGGGATGTGAGCAAACTCACCGGCAACGATCCGAAAAATTTTAAGCGTTTCGTTCAAAGTCTTTTCGTCCACTGTTTCCTCCCATCAGTACAAATGGGCCTGCCGGCACTCCAGCAGACCCTGTCATTTGTGTCAGAGAACTTCCTTCGGCTTTCTGCCGCGGGGTTTCTTAACCTCTTCGGTGCTCTCCGCTGTCTCTACAGTGCTCTCCACAGCCTCTTCGGCACTATCAGCGTCGGCCTCCTCGATCTTTGCCAGACCGCAGTCTTCAAGCGTCTTCACGACAGTCTTCATATCATTTTCAACAATAACGGACTCATCAGGAAGGATGGAGACGTTCTCCCCATCCTCCCCTCTGAATCCAACCACCTTGTTACTTGTGTTCGTTACCTTCAGCATAGGGTCTACTCCTTTTCTGTTATCAGATACCAGGGATGATCATAAGAGACAGCGGATAGTAAATCTCCGCTCCCGCATGTCTCTCCTCGCAGGGAACTTCGATCTCAAGTCCCTTCGGCTGTGCAGCATACTGATAGAACTTCATCGGGATCTCAATCGTGAACTTCCGAGGATCTTTCTTGTACAGAAGACCGACGTTCTTCTTGTACGGATTGGTCGTGACAGATCCGGCTTCCAGTTCATTTGCCTTGTCGAAGGTGAGATCCGGGAAAGCATCCTTGATGTACTGCCAGAGCGTGGTAGCCGTGCCTTCAATTCTCTTTGAAGAGAGATTGATAATGACAGACGGAGGAAGGAGCAGTCTGTCCGGAACCTCAACATTCTGCGTGGTCGTTGCCATCAGGCTGAGTGCGCCGCTGATATCTGCTACGATCTCGTCTGCGGTCTTCTTGCTCCATGCAGTAGAAGATCCGTCTGCAGCAGCCTTGCCTGCGGTAAATACCGGAATATTGTTCGTGTCCGTCAGGACGCCCATCAGTCCAGCATTCTTATCTCCCGCCCATGCGATTTCGTTTGCCTTGCGGTCAATCGCATACCTGGCAGCCTCACCTCTTCTGATATCCAGAGACTTGCCTGCCATTCTGGATGCTCTCATGTCCTGCATGGAGTAGCCGTAGGAGGCACCAATGGACTTGATATTCGAAGTGGTGGGCTTGCCCTTTACATCAGCTCGCGGGAGATCGGTTGCATAGTTCGAAATGATCTTTGCAAAGCCGGTCTTCTCGAAGCTGTAGTAGGTGATCGTCTCTGCTCCGGGATTAACCTCGTGAGAAATCGGGAAGTGCTTTTCAGCAGTGAACTCCGGATGCAGAACGTCATAGGTCTCTGCCTTTACAAAATCCAGTTCTCTTGCGAAGAAGATAGATGCGTCCTCCGCGGAATCGAAGTGGAGAGAATCACCAACGAGTCCGTTCGAGATGCTGGAATTCATGATTGCCTTTGCATCAGCCTCATCGTAGGACTGAGACGGCATGTTCTGGTTATATTTCATTTCGTATTACCTCCTCTATTACCTTAGTTTTCTCCGGATGCCTTTGCCGCAGCCGCTGCCGCTTCTGCGTTGTACAGAAGTACAGGAGCAATGCCATCCTCGGAAACACCAATAAATCTTCCTGCAAGGGCGATATTGCCCGATTCTGCGTTCGTGAGCAGTCCTGCCTTATCTCCCGTTGCAATGACGTAGGGCTTGTCGTTGACGGCAATGGTTACAGACTCGTCTACTCTCGCCCATACCTTGCCGGTACGAAGAACAGAGAATGCCTCGCCCTTGTCAATCACAACGGCGCCCTTGTTGTCCATCTCGTGAGCCTTGCTTACTACAATGCCCTCGATGAAGTCGGATGCCGCCGCTGGAACCTTCACACCGGTTCCAGCAGAAGTGCCGGCCGCAACTGCCATGCCGAACTTGATCTTTCCAGACTCAGCCTCGGAGACTCTGGTGTTGCACTCATAAGGGCTGATATCAAAAAGGCCGCCCGGAACTCCGGACGGCGTGTCGTAACCATATTTCATCTGTGCTGCCATTACTGATTACCTCCTTCTCTTGCAATCATTCTTTCTCTCGCTGCCTGTGCAGCAGTAAGGCCAATGGGGTGAAAATCTGCTGAATCGTGATTCAGCTTTCCAGCCATCTGCATGCGCTGATAGTTCACGTCCTTCTTTCCAGGAACAGAGTTTTCAACTGCATACTGGAATGCATAGTTGATATATCCCTTAGACTTTCCATCAAGACGAACGTTCGGATTAACCTTTTTGATAACTCTCTTCTTGATCTCAAGGTTTGAAAGATTATCAACATCGTCCAGATTCAGACGATCCGCAATTCTGAGGATAGATACTCTCTCGCGGATTCTCTTATCTACAGAGTCCGCATTCATTTCCTCCTTGTCATCGGTGTCGTCATCTCCATCCTTGTTTTCCTTGGAAAGATCATTCTTTGCCTGGATCTCATCAATGGAATCCAGAAGTGTCTGAATATCCTTATCCTGCTCGCCAAGCTTCTTGGTTGCCTCTTCCAGAGTCTTCGGATCTTCATCCGCATCTTTCCTGTCTCTGCGATCTCTGACCATCTTGATCTTGTCTTCCGGAGTCTCAGGATTATCTCCATCCTTGTTTTCCTTCTGATCATCTCCGTCCTGTTCCTGCAGCCCCTTGATGCCCTTTGCGTACTCATCGGGGCTGATCGGCTCACCATCTTTTCGGGTGTGTCTCATTGCATGTCCTCCTTTTGCTAATGTGTTTGCGTCTCTATCTTTACCGTCGATGTTCAGCCGGGCACTGTCTCCCGCCCTCGCTTCGGCGACTAAAGCCAAGTGATTGATGCGGATATTTCTCTGGATCGCATCGTAGTGTTCTCCCTGGTATTCTCCGGGCGTATTATCAATGTCGAGGTTGTATCCAAGTGACAGTTCTTTCAGGCCGCTTTCCTTCATGCTGTCGACATCATGGATAACAATCTTTGCCCTCACTGACTCACCATCCTGATATCCAGGTTCCAGGATGGTTCCGATTTCCTCGTCCGTTACATTTTCCGTATTCACATATCCGGCATCGTGCGTCACAATCACAGGTTTTCCTGCATAGGAAGCCAGGGAATCCGGATTAAATACCTCATCCGGCGGTCTGAACTCTCTTCTGACGGATCCATCTGGATTGTGATACTCAAATATGCCAATCCTCGTCACAATCGGATGATCAATCAGATATCCCTCTTTTGTGAAATAGGTCAGATCATTGGCATCCAACCGGATCACGTCCGTTCGGCATAAATTCTTGATTTTCATCTTTCCTCCATCAAAAATTGCAACAAAAA